TGCATTATTAACGGCATCAATAACATTTATACAACCGGAGATGTGGACATTTATAGTAGTTGGAATGGCGGTAATGGCTGACTTTATATGGGGAATTTTGGCTGCAATAAAGCTAAAGAAGTTTATTCTGTCAAACGCATTACGAGAGACTATTAAAAAAATCGCAATCTATTCCTTTACATTGCTGGGAGTAATGTCGATTGAAATGATCATACATGAAAACGCGCCGTTCGTGCTTGTAAAAACAATAGGTATGTTTGCGGCAGTATGTGAGCTTTGGAGCATGAGTGCTTCAATGCTGATTGTTCGACCGAATACCCCATTTTTAAAGTTATTCAGAAAACAACTGATTGGAGAGATCCAGTCAAAAGTTGGCAAGAATATTGACATCGAGCAGATACTCAAAGAATCGGACAAGAAGAAAGAAGAGGAAGAAAACAATGGACAAGATCAAACAAATATCGATAAAATATGAAGCATGCAGAATAGACGTTGAACCCGAAGCTCTTGCGGCATTCATAGACGTAGAGTCTGGAGGAAAAGGTTTTAATGATGACGGCAAGCTTATTATACAATTTGAACCGAGCTGGTTTCGTAAACACGAGCCTTATGCACCTTCCGGCAAATGGAGCGTCAACAAAGTTGACGTGCAGTCGAAGGAATGGCTTGCATTTAATGATGCATTTGCCATTAACCCGGAATCTGCAATGAAAAGCACGAGTATAGGCTTGGGACAAGTAATGGGTTATCACTACAAAAGACTCGGATACTCAAATGTCGGAGAGATGTGGAACGATGCAAAGAAAGGAGAAGACAGGCAGATCTTCCAGATGGCAGAGTTTATCAACACGGACCGGATATTGTATGATGCTCTAAAGCGCAAAGACTGGCATACAGTAGCAGTCAGATATAACGGAGCGAAGTATAAAGAAATGGCTAAAAAGTGGGGCAGAGAACCCTACAACATTTCTATGCAAAAGGCTTACGATAAGTATATGAGAGATGGAATTTAAATGCAGCAAAATGAATTGGTTGAAATACAGGATTAACTACTATGATAAAAAATACGAAATACTTGATCGCTTTAATCGTTGGATTAACCGTCTTTTCTGGATGTAAGCCGAAGCAGATCATCCAAGAGAGGGTTATTACCAAGTTTGACAGTACTGAAGTTCTCGCATTAAACGAGGAGCTTAAGAGAAAAACCATTGAAATTGAAGCGCTGAAAACCGATTTAGCGCGCACGAAAGAGGAGGTAAGCCGATTAGAGAGCGAGTCATCGACGCATACGATAAACTACGACACAACCGCTCCATTGAATTCTGACGGGCAATATCCAAAGCAGAGTGAGACGATCACTCAAAGCAAAACCCTACTTGATAAAACCATCAAAGAGATGGAGGCAATAAAAAAGGAATATATCAGCGAGGTGAATACTCTCGAGCTGGAAAACAAAAATCTAAAGACGACTATTGAATCACTCAGAGAAGAAAACAAAAACATCAAAAAGGAAATAACGCCGACGACAGGATTTAATTTCCGGCTGTTCTTTTTTGGAGTGCTTGTCGGAATCGCGCTAATTATTTACATCAGAATGATTTAAAAAGAGCGAAAATAATGTAAACAAAAAGCGGAAAAGAACGTGGATAAGGATGTTGAGCATATATTAACTGAAAATGCCAATAGAACAATCAAAATAAACGAACCTTATGATCCTATTATTGGCGTAGGATGTTATGGAGATAGGGTGCCTCTGACAATAACAGACGCACCTTATCCTTTGATATACATCCCGCGCCAGATGCTAAACAACCCCATAATCAGGCAGGTCGCAAAACATAAATCGATCGAAAAACTATACAGGGCCAACAAAGTGCCATTTGACCGAGAGGAGCTGCAGAAGTGCTGGATCGATATTTGCGAGATCAGGATATCGTATGATCCGGAGTATTACTTCCGCATGTACGAAACAATAGAAGATGCCCTGACCGGAGAGCTGATCCCGTTCGTCATGAACCGCGCCCAAAGGAAATTTCACGCAATAGTGATGGCCGACATCGAGAACGAAAAGCCTGTCCGCATCATCACATTGAAAGCCCGCCAACACGGCATATCGACGTACATACAGATGCTGTTCTCCTGGATACAGAAAGTGAAAAAGAAAAGATGGAACAGTGTTGTTTGCGCTCACGTGAACGATGCAGCAAAGAATATCAGAAGCATGTACACAAGAAGTATGGAGACGATGATGCCCATAGGTGGTGTACGCTACGAAATAAGCAATTTTGATCAAACTTTAAATATAAAGGAGATCAAAGAGAGGGGCTGCCGTATTACGGTAGGATCGGCAGAAAAGCCGGATAGTGTACGATCGCAAAACCCAAAACTGGCCCACTTCTCGGAGGTGGCCTTTTATCCTGACACGGATATGAAGAAAACGAGCGCCCTGCTCTCATCCATCATTGGCACTATGAAGCTGGTGCCGTGGACTGCAGTATTTTACGAGAGCACAGCCAACGGGCTTGGCGATTACTTCGAGACCGAATACAGTAGGGCAAAGAGAGGTGAAAGTGCCTATACCCCTATTTTTCTTCCCTGGTTTTACAACCCGAATTACAGCGAACCTATCACTACCGATTATTACGGATTCAACGGAAAGAAGAAAAAGGGGGATATCCGTAAATTCGTTTCTTCTCTCAGCGAGTACGAGTTGTCATTGTTCGAGAACAACGAAGAGGTAACACTCGAAAAAATAAACTGGTATCGGGCCAAGGCGGGCGAAATGTCATCCATAAGCGAGATGAGGCAAGAGTTCCCATCGGACGATATAGAAGCGTTCCAGGATTCCGGCAAGCCCGTGTTCCGCTCGGAGGACATAGAGGCTCTAAGAAGTGATTGTCGTCCGCCGATGGCCATCGGGACGCTGGTAGCAGACGAGATGCCGCAGATCGCAAACATTGAGCCGAGCAAACGCAAGGGAATTATGAGCAACATTCACTTCGTCAATGATCCGGAAGCGATGGAGGCATACGGGAGCAGTGACGTGAAACTTAGGCTCAGAAAAACCCAGAACAAGCTCATGGTTTGGAGGCACCCCTCATCATTGAACGTCAGACACCGTTATGTGGTTATATTCGATCCGCAAAAAGGAATCAGTGATAAAGCGGACTGGGGCGTTATAACCGTAATTGACCGCCTCCCTTTGATAGACGGAGAAAAGCCGGAGATCGTTGCTCAATTTCGGGGACATATCGACAAGGATATATCGATATGGATTGCGGCTCAGGTAGCAAAGTTTTATAACGACGCACTACTTGTGGTTGAGAGCAATACATACGACAGTGACGTAAAAGATGATGACGCAGAGTTAATCTTCGAGACCATAAAAGCGCATTATGCCAACCTTTATACACGCACGTCGGCCGATAAGGTAAGAGAAGGATATCCGATAAAGTGGGGATTCAATACCAACCGATCTACAAAGCCGATGATCATCTCAAACTTCATCTCGGTGATTCGTGAAGGTGGTTACGTTGAACGTGACGAAGAGGCGCTGAACGAAGCACGGATGTATGAGCAAAAAGAAAATGGAAGCTATGGAGCGAAAGAAGGACATCACGACGATATTCTCATGACAAGAATGATCGGGATGTACGTTGCCTACGCGATGCCAATGCCTGTAATTGTGGAGGAGAATGCCGAACCTATGGTAAACAGGAAAGTTGCAGCCGGGATGAGCGATATTTAACTCTAACACACGAATGACTACCATCTTGAGTTTATTTTTGTAAAAAAAGTTTATTATGGCTAACCAATTAATTAAGGACATAAAAGAAATTCATGAGTATCTGGGAGATACCTACACGGTTATTGTATCGAGCATCAAGATCAGATTGCTCATCTTTATGAGCAACATGCTGCAAAAGGTGCATAACCGCAGGTTTTTCGTTTCCGTTATCGAAAAACCGGGAGGGGAAAGACTGAAAATCTTTGACAAGTACATGTTTGACAGCTACAAACGAAGAGGGTGGATGCCAAAACGAATGACCACGCTTGAACTCGAGCAAAAGTGTTTTTATGCCACACCTTTGAATAAAAACAATAAAGTAGCCAAAGACGAAAAGAAAAAAGCCATACGCCAATACGCCAACTACTCGAAGATGATGAGAAGGGTACAACGGGTGAAACGTCCTTTTGCAAAGGAGAATAAATAGCTCAACGCATCTTTTCATCGTTATAGTTAAGTCTTACCTCGCAGTCAATGTAATCGATCTCACTCCTTTCGTCAACTTCTCCGGTAATTAAAAGCAGATACTGCCTGAACGTCTCCCTGGCCAACAAGCCAAGATCGAAGTCCTTATAATTTCCACCAGACCCAAAGATGAATCCTTTGATCGGACTAAAATTAACTCCGTCCATTGAATGATACGCAACAATTTTAACCTCCTGCGCACCGTATAAGACCATACGCATAAATATTCTCTCCAGCTTTTTGATATCCTCCGATTGGAATCGCAGCGGACGCGTAAGAATCGCTACCTTTGCCACGTCGCTTCCGGACTGCGATATATCCATTATATTCCTATCGGTGATGTAGTACACATCCGGGAATGTATTTTGCACCATAAGGCCTATTAGGTTAGTTGACAGGTAGAATGATTTTGTCTCGTAATCATACACGTAGTTATACGGGTATCCGGAAGCAGATATGATCAGTTCATCATGATACGGGTTATAGACGATCGATGTGGCTGTTTTTAGAAACTCGCGGAACGATACGGATGGATAACCGGCCGCAGGATCAGTAATCCCTGCGAGATCAATATTAAGCACATCATCGTCCTCTCTCAGTATTTCGGACAAGCTATCAGTTTTATAATTGCTGATCTGCATCAACCCTCTATTGGTTATGAAGACAACACCGTATGGAGTGGCACATATCACCTTTGAGATCGGTGGTTCCAGATAGGTGGGGGACTGTATTGAAGCATGGACCGTATCGGCATCCTGCTCGGCCATTGTGAATACACCATCGGTGGTAAAAACGAACACAGGGTACATTCCGTAATTTCGGTCGGACACGTTCATGACAATCGATGATTCGGCGAGGATTTTACCGGAGCCGACAAGATATGTATTTTCATTAGGGAAAACGAAAGGATTGTTTACTTCAGATACTTTGATTTTGTTGTACTCTGTGAAATACAATTTTCCATAATTAAATGAATACCCGGAATCTATTGAACTGGTAAATCTTATGAAAGGTTTTAAGTTGTCAGAGACAACATAACTTATATTCATAGATGGGTGACTTTTTAGATTAGCCGTGAATACTAACATGTATGGACCTATCCCTGTCCTCCTATAAATATTTATTTTATATGCACGAGGATCCGGGTAGGCCATGTATGAATTGTAGAAAAACGATGAATCGGTCGTAGTTTCTAAAATAGATGTCCCTTCAGATGTTTTAATGTAGATTTGGACAATCCAAGTTGCTTCAGATATACTCAACCTGGATTGCCCGTTATAATCTGACCACCACTCAAAAAATCTAAGACTGTATCCTGAAAAGAGTTTTGTTGTTATCGCGGATAACCTCAACCTGTTGTTCAGCGATGATGATCCATTCGCTCCATATTGGTGATGGGAAAAACTATCATCAATCATTAATTCCTGATAGATGATATTATCTGCGTTTGTTATTGATTTATTGATTGTACCACAAAATGATTGCGATCCCTGTGTTAAGTCAATTGTGTGCGAGTGATAAAACAACGAGTTGCTGAGTACGTTATCTATCTGCTTTTGCGCCAATGTATCTATCAAATTAATTTCAATAGTACCGGTATGGAAATTATCCCTGAAATATTCTGAGCTGGTGAGTCCAAGGGCTGGAGAAATAAAAATATCAACTGATTTAATGATGTCGCTCCACGCGGAAATGCCCGTGAAGTCATATTCAATGGTAAAATCATATCCGTGCGCAAGGACATATGAGTTGTCATATTTTACATTCGATCCATTTTCCACAAGATAGCTTACAAGATATCTGTTCATTGAGAGAATGTCCAACCCAGGCATCAATAAAATTGGGGGTGAATGCCTTGTGACACTTCCATCATATAGCCTAAATGCATATCGAATAAGATGGGCATCAAATAATTTTATTCCCGATGATACACCCGATGTAGATTGCCCATTTATGATTCTTTCCCGCGCTTTATTTACAACTGCTGAATGTATTTCTTTTTTCGGCAGATCAGCATACATCCACAACGATCCAAGCACGTCCTTGTAATAAAGTTTATCGTAACAGTCTGTGATGTTTACACCCATCTTTATCGGCGGAATCTCCGGCATCGACCCCAGATACTTGTAAGAGTCATCGATAAATATAGCATAGTAAATGTTATCGGATGAGACGAATGATAATGTGTTTCCGATCTGTTGAACCCCATTAACTATACCGGCTATATCCCCTAAGAGTATAGGTGCTTGGCTTTTAATATTATAATATACATCCGAATGCGGGTTTACACCGGTAAATTTCTTCACTCCGATCCAATTCTCGTAATCGTTCCCACGATGCACAAACACGATATCGTAATCGTCGTTCAGAGTTTGTAATACTTTGCGGGGAGTAACCGGCTTGTACACACCTTTCTTTGGCCGAAGATTGACAATATTTTTGCATTCACCGTCCTGATAGTTTGATTGAGATGTGATGCCTCTAAATGGAATTTTAATCCGTGCCATTATTTGTACTCATTTTATCTACAATATTACGACAACAAATTATTATCTGTGTTGTTTTATATTAAAATAATCAGGCCGGAGCGATAAGACGAAATGTGTCGTTTATCGTGCAAATGAAAAATGAGGACACCGAAATATATTGTATAACAACTCTTTAAACCACATTAATACGCGTCTGGGGGGCGTGTGGTCGCTGGTTCGAATCCAGTCATCCCGACAATTGAAAATAAGGCTCTTGCAGCAATGCATGGGCTTTTTTTATGTTCCGTATGTTGAATAACATATCGGGTTTTTACCGTTATTTGCCGTTTTATATGCAAATTTGTGTGTCGAATATTGTGTCAAATTAAATAACTATATGGCAAATTCAATATTGTATTTAGACAAAAGAAGACGTAAAGATAACGGTGAATATCCAATTAAAATAATGATAACCCACCGATCAAGATTCATGATTAATACCGGAATCTCCTGCCTTGCGTCCGAATGGAAAGGAAGGCAAATCACGAAGGGGGCAAACAGCAGGGCGAAGAATGCGGCAATCAATAACAAAAAGACGCAAATAGACAAGATTCTGTTGTCTCTCGAACTGGAGGGTGTCCTACCATCACTAACAGATGCCCAGCTCCGTTCATATCTGAGCAATGACGTATTACCTTCGCACACCTTACGAAGCGTATTCCGGGAATTTATCGATACAAAACGCGGGAATACGAAGCGATTGTACGATGAGACCATGAGAAAAATTACGGATGATCCACTCCTGGACGATATCACGGTAACATGGTTGCAGCGATTTTACGATTCAATGGATCTGGCCGTAAATACAAAAGCAATTCACATGAGAAACATCCGGGCAGTGATCAACTTCGCAATCGACAGAGAATATACCCGGAACTACCCTTTCAGGAAATTCAAAATACTCAAAGAAAAAACCAAGCACCGGGATCTATCCGTTGCGGACTTGAGACGCGTGAGAGACTATCAGGGCAAATGGAAACCGTTCAGCGATTGTTTCATGTTGTCCTTCTATCTTATCGGTATTAATCTGACGGATCTCCTACACGCAAAAAAAGCAAACATCAAGAACGGACGGTTGGAATATACCAGGATGAAAACAAGCAAGCATTATTCTGTCAAGATTGAACCGGAAGCACAAGCAATCATCGACAGATATCAGGATGACGAATTGCTTGTATCCTTCCTAAGGATGTATAAAAACTACGACGGTTTTAAAAGGGGTATAAACTATGCGTTGAAGCTGATAGAGGACGACGCAGGGATTATCTGCCAGGACCTGACAACTTACCATGCACGACACACATGGGCATCGATAGCCGCAGGTATAGACATCACGAGGGATATTATCTCCGAAGCGCTGGGCCATGAGTATGGATCGAGAGTGACATCGGTGTACGTGAACTTCAACCTGAAAAAAGTTGATCAGGCGAACAGAAAGGTTCTGGATTACATTCGATGATTCAGCACCTTCCTCACATTCCTTGCATGCTTTTCCCCTGCATACCCTTTAAACCCGGAAAGCCATTCATCCGTAACTCCATCTACCGTCACACCCGGATCATACTTGGCGACCAAGTCTTCAGTGTCGAGATAGCTTAGCAATGCCTTGTCGGTTTTGAGCCTACCAGCATACCGTTTTATTGATTCAACGAGTAGCATCATTTTCCGAATATAAAAGGAATAGAAATATAAACGCATATACTGAAACAAGTATGTACCACCAAGATAACGAAAACGCAAGAAATGCGCCAATGCAAAACGTCACAATGCCATACGTATAACAAAGTATTGTTCCACCGTCCATTTTAATATCAGCAAACCCGGACAGCAAGGCTATAATTGGGAGATAAAGGATTCCTATCGCCGCTGCCTTGCTGTCATTTGATGCGTTTGAGAAAAACACAACTTTTCCGCTCAGGATAAATAAAAGCGCAGGTGACACAAAGCAGCCCAAAAACATTATATTAATGATCTTCTTCTTCATAATACTCATTTATCTGAAAAAAATAACCGTTCCAAAAGAAAAGCCGTCAATGTTACTTACTTTTATAAGTACATCCTCCGAAATAGATGGTTCTAAGCATATAGTAGATTCAAAATACAAATCACTACCATCTATGTTATAATAATTGTCTGCAACCTCTGTGATTGAAGTCCTATATACACCGTCTTTCAATTTGTTGCATGGAATCAGAATTCGATGCAATTCGATAATTTCTCCATCATCGCTTAAGCCTTTTGACCCAACGGGAGCATATTCAGATGTATAAAAACAGTAAATATCACATTCTGTTTTATTGCTATCAGGTGTATAATCGTTACAGAAAGAGGACAATATTATCACAGAAAAGACTAAAAACAAAATTGATTTCTTCATGTCCTGTTTGGATTATATCATTTTACCATAAAAGAATACATGATTAATTTCAACGATATCCGATTTTAAAATGCTGAACTCGCTAAAATTCGGAGACACGCACCACAATATGTCTTCCCTATCTTTGTCAACCCTTAACCTCTTGAGCATCCTCTCTTCTTTTGTGAGGATGAAATAGATCTTCTCGGTATCTACCCTGTCCCACGAGTTCAGCTTAACCACCCCTATATATTCGCCTGCATAGATAATCGGCTCGAAGCTGCATCCGATAACCGGAAAGAAAGTAACTCCCGGCATAGTAGTGTATGCGTATCCGTCAGGCTTATCGTCTCTGATTTCAGCCAATCCGTGAAGTCCTGCGCTTACCGGATACGACTCGTAAATCGGAGCACGGTATAACCTGCCAACTTGCTTGGGCAGATCTTCCGGAACAAATATCTTTACAGAATTGTCGGATTTTAGCATTTCGCCTTCTCCCGTAATCAGCCAAGATATATTCAATTGAGGATACTCTTTAATTACCGAGAGTAATTTGTCTGCGGATATGTTTTTCGTGTTATTGATATATCCATTCGACCATCCAACCTTCATCTCAAAGGCATTTTGTCCAATACTTAGATATTTTAGAAACATCTTTATTCTCTCTTTTACAGAATCTTCCATGATACAATTATTTAGAACGATTATAAATTAAAATTAATACAGAATAAATTCGTTAAAATATTTTGCCATATAGAATATACTCGTTACATTTGCATAATCAATTGCAATAGATAATGCAACGGTACAAATTATAATAATTTACAAATATACAAAAATATGGCAACACAAGCTCCAGTCATCAAAAAAATTGCATCCCCTGCAGCTACATTAAGGGGAATGAAAAAGGGAAACACAATGATGATCCCGACCGCGAAAATCAAAACAGCATCTCTTAGGTCCGCTGCTGCCCGCCTGAAAAAAGAAGGTTACGGCTTCAGTATTACGGAAACGGGGTTAATTAACGAAACCCTAGTCGTGTGTCACAAATCCCCTAAATAACGACACAATGGAAGAATTGCTTAAGCTGAAAACAGAGGAGACCATGTCAAGCCGTGAAATATCGGAATTGACAGGAAAGCAACACAAGAATATTCTTGCGGATTGCGACAAACTGAATGAAAATTACAGG